TGTCAGGAATAGAATGATCTGGACGATCTTGGTAATGAGCGGATCGGGCGAGAACCGCTCCGCCACCAGATAGGCCACGATCAACACGACGATAATGACGACGATCTGAAACAGCGAGTGGGTCATGTTTGTTCTCCCCGGTTTTTCCAGGCCCGATATTCAGCCATCCAATCCCGTTCCTTCACCCGCCGTCCGTTGATGCAGCAAAAACGGCGCCGCTCACTGTCGCCGTCCACAAGCACCTGACAGGTCAGCACCCGATCCGGCGCCACGTTCACCTGTTGATAGCACAAGGTCGTCATAGATTTACGGTTATATTCATCCGCTTCAGGTACTGCGTGATCACGCGCTCGACCGGCGGCGTGCCGCCTTTTTCCTCGATTTCTCCAGCCTTGGCAAGCGACATGCCCTGCGCCCGCATGCGCGGCTGCACCCAAGTACAGAACGCCTGGTAGGCGAGCGCCGCCCCGATCACCCGATCGTCCTTGGCGCTGCCTTCCGCGCCGATATGGCCGTCGTCGTTGACGATGCGGCGCATTTCTTCCAGCAACGGCACCGACTTGATTCGGATGCGTCCCAGCTCAACTCCGTCCTTGAATTGGTTCATCATGCGGCGCTTCTTGTCCTCGTCGGATTTCCAGTGGTAGAGCGTTTCGCCGCCGCCTGGATTGTCGATGCGCCGATAGAAATAATGCCGCATGTTGGCGAGGATGTTGCGGATATTATAGCTTTCGTCGTTGGGCTTGATCTGGCTGGCCTCGCGCTGAATGCGCTGCAGCTCGTCAAACACCGCCTGCCCCGGCCCGTTTATTTCGATAATCGGCATCAAGTAGGTGGCTCCGAAGTATCCCGCCAAATGAGCAAGCACCCACGCACATTGATAAGTGCTGGGCTGAGGAGAACAGTATTCGGCAGCTTGCACCATACAGTCCGAGTAGCACCGCCAGATTGATACGACGGTACGGTCAGCCTCATCCGAACTTCCATATGCGGGGTCACATCCAAGACAATAATATCCAAATCTGCTGGCATCTTCCCATATCCTCAGTTCCGCCCGTGGGTCCTTGACCTGTGCAACAACGGTTTCCTCGAACTTGTGGGTAAGCTTGTAGCGGTATGCCTGGAACGGAATCTTCTTGGCAACGCGCAGCGCCTCGGTCATCGCTTCCACGGTAAAGAACTTGGAGCCCGTGGCCTGAAAAGCGTCGTCCTCGGTCCAGGGATATTCCTGGTCCATCATGGCCTGATCGCCATCCTTCTCGGCTGCGAGATGCCAGCGATACCAGGCAATCTGCTGAAGCGAGATTTCAAAACGGTACATCTCACGCACCATGCGCACCCGCCGCCGCTCCAGCGGCGAGAGCGCCGACTTGATGCCGTCCGGCATGTAGTGAACAAAGAACGGGTGACTTACCGGCAACTGGTTGCGTTCGTCCCGCCACCAGCCGATGAAAATAGCGCGTTTGGTCGGATCGGTTTTCGAGACCTCCCACATGTCGAAAAAATGATTGAAGCCATTTGCTGTGGTTTCATAGATTTGTAACCTGTGCGGATAAAGAGACGACGTTTGTGATCGAAACTCGGCCAAGTCATCGCCATTACCATAGAACGCACATTCAGTAGCGTGCACGAAATTGGCAGCACCGCCGCGCCCGAGCCCCCCTTTCCGTATCTCGGATGTGCCGGCAATGAGATAGCGAAACTTTGAGCTATTTTTGAGGATGAGGAGATTACGATTGTGCCGGACGTAAGAAATCCGAAACTTAGCCGGTGTTTCGGCAAAAAAGACTTCAACAGTTGCACGGAAGTCATCTCGCGCTTCCTCCTTGTGAGTGATGAACACCCCAAGCAAACCGCGGTGCTCGAACGCCCAGAACATGTCCAGCGCCAGAAAAAAACTGGAAATTCCGAGCTGCCGCGCCTTGAGAATGACAAACGTCGTGATCCCCGCCGCTAGCCCTTGCACGATCTCGTCCAGCAGATACCGCTGGCTGCCGAGCATTCGAAACGGCACCAGGCCGAAGTCCTTCGACTGCACCTTGAGCTTGGACAGGAATTTGAGAAACCGATCGGTCGGGAACGGCGCTACGCCGACATACTCAAGCCGGAAGGCGTCGGTGGATTCGGTAACGCTGAAGTCATTCATCAGCAGCAATCCATAATTGCCGTAGCGGCATCGCTATCCGAAACCTGACCCCACCGCAACCCTCCAGCCTACAATCCTCACCAAAAGCCCGTCCCGCTCAATAGCTACTCTACCGCTGTACACCTACAGCCACCAACCCCGCATGCCCGTAGGACAACCCTGCAAGCCACAGCCCTAAATTCCCCTGGGGTGGACCGGGTGGCGGGCGCCTTGAATCTCCAGCTCAAACCCCACTGGCTGCCGCGCCTGCCCGTGCGCACCGCCTGGGGCTGTGCGGCCATATAAAAACCGATGAGTTATCAATGAGTTACACTAATGCAGCCAGGCCCAATCGGTAACGCTACATTACCAACAATGAGCAGGAACAGATCAGGAGCCGTATGGGGCGCCAGGCGATTTCTTTGTTGCATTACCAAATTCGTCCCTAGTCAGCGCTTGGCTTAGTGCTGTTCGAGCCATGGCACCGATCGGGTATCCGCCTGTGATGCGATTGATGTGCCGCTTACTGATGCCAGCCGCTACAGCCACGCCGTTCATGGACGGTGCTTTGCGGCCGTATCTGATGCGAGATGGGGTGAACCTGATCAGCCGCAGCCGATGACGGATTTCATCATCTGACAGGAGCATGAGCAGCCTTTGGGCTTGCCTTCGCCTTGGGAAGCTCAGGCTGAGAAGGTGGAAAACGAGTGTAGATTTATCGGCCATGTCAATGGGGTATTTAAGTCATTGAAATTGGCTGATGTTTTTCGGTATTATGGAACATCGCCAAACAATACGCGTTGAAATCCGATACCTGCCGATGTTTCTAGCGCCACCACCACACACTTGCAATTCGGCAATCAATAGTTTATGCCATTAATCATGCCTCGCCTGCGACCGCGCGCATTTCTCAAATCCCTTGGCAGCCGCATCCGTGCCCGACGCCTCTATCTTGGTCGCAACCGCATCGAGGCGGCGCAGCAGATCGGTATCAGCGTCCAGCAATTGACCATGTACGAGAGCGGCGAGGGACACCCGCCGGCCGCCACGCTGCACCGGATTGCATCGTCGCTCGGAGTGTCGTCATCAAGCCTGCTGGGCGAGGACTTACCTGGCAATGCCGAGCAGATCGAATCCATGACGGCGCTGTACGCCGATCCTGCCGTGGGTGCCGTCATCCGCTATATGCATGCCATGTCGCAGGAGCATCGCAAGTCACTGCATGCAATTGCCGCAGCTCTATCGGCGCGTTCACAAAGTGCCATTCAAACGGCAGAGGTCATGCGGTGAAGCTGCCCCGATCGCAGCAGCGGTGTGAGAACTGCAATGCCTTTGCGCTCAACGAACGGGAACGACAGAAACCAGCATTAGGATGGTGCCGCGCCAGTTTGCCTCATTTGATTCAAGCCATGCAGCAAGGCCCGGCCATATCCGCCAAGGGGCCAAGCATGATTCCGGTTTCTCTGGCCAACATTTGGCCTCCGGTCACGGCCGATCAGTGGTGTCGACAATGGGAGCCGATCAATGAATGATAAAACAGAACAGCCGCTTAGCGGGCAACAGCTTCAGGAAATCATGAAGCGTGCAAACACGGCCTTGCAAGAGGCTGTTTCTAAAATGGAATTACGCCAATTAGCAGTCAGGCTGGCGGTTGAGGTTTGCCGCAACATTCCATCAGAAGTCATTCCGTTGGCTCAACAAATACACGATTTTATGACACAGCCAGCCCGCGATGTGACCATTACGATTGAGTAGGCGCAAGCCGCCCAGCCTCACCAGCGACCTCGCCAGCCGCGCCAATGCGGGTCTGGCCCTGCTGCGATCCGGTCAGGCCAATCCGTCCGAGGTGGCGCGGCTCGCCGGCGTGTCCCGTCAAGCTGCATCCATGTGGGCGAAGATTGCCGGCATTGACTGGCACGCTAAGCGCGAGGCCAGAATATTGGCCCTGTGGCAACGGGAAATCAGGCGCCGGTCATAGGATGTGGCGGCCATTCGGTCGGAAACCACCAGCCGCCGTCCCGATCACGGATTGCACCGGGTTTTCCCTGAGCCTGCAAATAGCGGTCCCATTCATG